TTACTGTCGCCAGACCAAATACTGCGGAGGCACCGAAGCGCAGCAGTACCCGCTTGACCAATACCGGCACCGCCATCCCTGCCGCATCAGCGCGCCACATCTCCCCGGTTAAACCCGCGAGCGCCACCAGAATCAGTAGCCATGTAGGAAGATCGGCCAGCGACTGCTGCACCTCCTGTTCAGTCGACATGCGTTGCCTCCTCGGCAATGGAATGAAAAACCCCGCCGAAGCGGGGTGTGGTGACCGGCTCAGGGAGGGCCGGGTGAAGCTGCACAGCACGTGCGAGGTCAGCGCCAAGGCGCAAATTCCATATCGTGGGGACTTTTTACCCCCTCAGTACGGAACCGAAAAGAGGGCATTTTCGGTTATCCGACTTGACGCAACTTTGACGCAGCTTTGAGGAGACTTTGAGGCATTCCTCCCCGACCAGTGGCAAGCCACTTGCGTGCCCCAGCCCGATCAGTGAGCACCTGCAACAGTCGCTCATGGAGACAATGCACCTGGTCGTAGTATGTCTGCTTGGCGCTGGACGCCATCCCCACCAAGTGCATCTGCATCAACCACGTCGGTGCCGGATCATCGCCATATCGCAACGCAGCTAGCCGCTGCAACATCACGCCTCGATCATCCTGCCTCGCGATCTCTGCCAGGGCCGCCGTGATCTCTTGGGCAACGCTATCAGGTCCTGCACCAGCACCGAGAATGATCCGTGACCCAGGCGTACCGCGAGGCGCACAACCTCCCCACTCCATGATCGTGGCCATCGGACTGCCCATGCCGCCGCTCTCACCGTTCTTACGGCACTGCTCCCCCCAGTGGTTCAACAGCACTTCAATTTCTTCGATCATCACCAGCTCCCCCGAACAAACCGAACCCGACACAAAAAACCAACAACCCGACACAAACCTGACACACCTAAAACCCTTATAAAACAATGCTTTAAAACAAATGTGTCAGGTGTGTTAGGTGTGTTGGGTAGTTCTTCACGCATAAAAAAACAAAAAGAATGTTGTTTTGAGTTGGACTGTTGATGAGGTGCGTATGCCTGCGCACGCGTTAAACCTGACACACCTGACACGGACCGATGCAAAGCCAGTAACAGCGAGGCCTGTAGCTGTGTCAGGTTGCCTTGGCCAGCCTGAAACAGAGGAAACACACCTGACACACGATTGGTCGTCATGCCGCCGCACTCCCCTTGTCAGCAAACTTCACGTGATCCCAGCTGTCCACACTCCAGCCGCCAGAACGAGCCTGATCTCTCCACTTGGCCACAGCCGTTCCGAGCGCGCCAGCGGTCATGGATGGGGCGGGGGAAGGCGCCGGATCAATGCCAGACCAGGGAAAGAAGAAGGTCCCAAACGCCCGCCGCGCCCCTTCCATCCAAGGCACGCGTTGCACTTTGTCCACCTCGGTCGAAATGAACCCGCTGAACTTCGTGTGACTCAACGAATGCTCTTTGTTCCGGTGGCACCATTCCAGGAAGAGCGCGTACAGATCACTACTCACGCAGATGTCGAAAGGCGCACCGAGCAAGCCATGACGCCATTCACGGAGGAAGGTCTGCCAGCTGGCCATGCTCAATTCCACCAGCCGCTGGCGGGCATCAGTATTGGGCGGACGCGTACGCTCATCGAAGTCGCCCAGCGGGTAGCTGAGCAAGTAGTCGTAAAGTGCCTCTACTCCGCCATTCGCCAGTTCGTGTGCGACCTTCTTCTGGCCATTGGCAGGCAGCGTGCCTTTGGGCCACACCACCAACATGCGGCGGTCGTTCTCACCGATCGGCCAGGGCATGATTTCGTTCGAAAGGAACACCGCGTTCATGTGGTTAGCCTCCTCCCAACCGTTCACGAACTTCGACTCCATGCGGACTGTTTTGCCGGTGACCATGTGCTTGATCTTGCCGACCTGGTTGTATCGCTGGTCCCGGCTAACGACCTCTTCGAACACGCCGTAAAGCTTGTTCGACTGCCAGACGGTCCAGTTCGACTCAAGCTGCGCTTGGCCGACTGTGGCACCGCAGTCACCGTAGATCTGACCCATGATGTCGCTGAACAGAAGGCTTTTGCCGCTGCCTTCCATTGTCGAATGCAACAGCACGGCGGTATCCATCTTGGCACCAACGTTTTGCAGCGGGTATGCCAGCCACTTCGTCAGCCAGTCAGTGGCAGCCTTGTCGCCATTGCACAAGAACGGAATGAGCGACTTCAGCGTGCGACATTTCTGCAGATCGCTATCAGGCACCAAAGGCAAACCCTCGAAGGTGTTGATGTACACCTCAGGATCTTTCGTCATGCACGGATCAAACACGATGTGCTCCATGTCCACCGTGCGGCGATCCGGACTGTTCAACCACATCCCGTACGCATCACCCAGGGACATTTTCAGCGCCCCCTCGGGAATCCGTCGACGCTTCTGGATATCCCACGAGTCCTTGGTGCCATCGATGTAAACGTAACGCTCGACAGGCACCATCCCGTTGCCGCTGACTTGTTTGAACTTGGCCTCCGCCTTCGCTTTATTGGCCAGGCGCTCAGCCATGTCATCGGCGATGACCTTCTTCACCGGCAATTCCAACCAGTCTTTGGCCAGCGGTTTGGTCACCAGCATTTCGAACGCCGACTTCTTGATGATCACTCGCTTGAAGGTATCGAAGATCGCAGTCTTACCCTCAACCAAAGCAAACCGGGTGAAGATCCGCTCAGCCGTCCACGGATTCCCCCCGCCCCCCTCTGGAGTAGCAGCGCCGTTTCCGGCGGGCTCTTCCAAAGATGGGGCATGGGGAAGATCGTTCGCTTGGACAGATGCAGCAGACAGTGCCGCTGCGTCGAGCTGGGCACGAACAACATCAAGACCTTGCTCGATGTGCAAATCATTCCAATCCTTGGCCATCAGGCAGCCTCCCCAAAATAAGGAAACGCAGCGAAGCCACCAACCTCAACGGCAGCAGCTTCTGCTTTAGTTCGTCCGGGATTGCCAGGTGCATCCGGATCATCGTCACCCGCAACAACAATTGCCGCCTCCGGATGAAGAGAACGAATGGACCTGACGACATTGACCAGGTTGCCCGAGTCAACGGCCATCGCTACCGGCCACCCACTTGCCATGTGCACACTGGCAGCAGTCGCGTAGCCCTCAGCGGCCGCCACGACAACCGGCGAATCAACGACGCCCAGCACATGAAAGCAGCCCGACTTGCGGCCGTATTTCGGAAACAGCTTGGTACCCTCCCCATTGATCGATTGAAGACTCCAAAGCTTGCCCGCCAAATCCCGCAGCGGAATCGCAATGCTGCCGGGCTTGAACATCAGGAAGCTCAGTGATGCCGGGCGCGGCTTAGGCAGGTTGTTGAAGAACTGCATGGCGTTACTGCCGGACCACACCTGGCAGCGCTTGTTGTGGTCATCGATGGACAGAATCACCGTGGTATTGAAAAAGCCGATACCGAAGGCACCGACTTGTTTTCGTTCCAGATAAGCGCTCTGTCCCTCTGGACGGCAATGCTCGTTCCAGATCCGCTGACAGCTTTCCGCGACCAGTGCACGCATTTCCTCGAGTAACGCCTCATCAGCCTCGACCTCAGCCTGACGCTGTTTGCGCCGCGCCTCCGCCTCCGCCGCGAACCGCTTCTTTTCCTCGGCGGTCATTTCAGTTTTTTCAGGACGCCAGCCAGCATCGTGTGCCAGCTTGATCACGGTACCCATTCCGGTACCGCCTTTTTTGAATGACTTCCAGACGGACAAGGCCGCCTTACCGTCGTAGCTTTTAATGCTCTGGCTCCAGATATTCCACGGGCCGTAACCGTCTTGGCCGAACTCAGCCTTCAAGCCCATACCAACCTCGACCCACGTATCTCGCGAGTCCGGCGATATGTATTGAAGAAGATGCGGTAGATCAGAAAGCTGTAGAGGGATCTTGTCGTCACTCATCGCCGAGCCTCCCGCAACCCCTGACAGTGGACGCAGGTTTCGCAACCTTCAATCGTCTGCTGTCGAAGCAACGGGATGGGGTCATCGCAGTCTTCGCAGAACTGCGCGCTGACACGGCTCGTAGGCACGCGTCGATTGCGATGGATAGCAACGTCGAGCAGGTATTGCGCCTGATCATTGGCACGATCGATATCGTCAGCCATCAGCGCGATCCTCCATCGCCTGCCGCGCACCGGCCATGATGCCGAGGATTTCGCGGATCACGTCCATGCCCTGCTTTTCCAAGTCGAGGACTTCGTGAAGCTCCCAAACGTTGTCGGCAGCGCCATCATGCATCGCGGCGACGAACTCGCCGGTCTCACCCAGCAGTTTGCCGACGGCTTTCAATGCATCACGTGTTGCCGGCACGGGCACAGGGCGATACCAGACCGCACCCGCCGGGCGCATCAGCGCATCGAGCAAGCGAGCATCGCCGGTCAACCTGATCAGCTCTTCCAGCTCATCAGGATTCAACCAACGGCGCTCTTCGTCGAGCTTGAGTTTCTTTTGAAGGGCGTCGTTATCCAACACCATGTCGAATGCCAGAGCGGTGATTCCGCCCTTGTAGTCGCGTCCAGCGCGGTAGATCGCCTGACGCAACGGAAGAACCGGACCAGCGTCCGGCAAAAGATCTGTGCGACTCATAACCGTAAATCCCCTGTTTACGGTGTAGCCATAGTCCAGGGTAAACCCTATCCTACGACCACGACCGATGTGCATGTGCTGTGTGTCGTCGTAGCTGAGCTGGGGGATCTTTGGTGAGAGGCCCCAGCTCAGCGCCTTATTAAGCAGCTTTAGATTCTTGAAGGTCTTGCGGTACGCAAAAGACGTCAGGGCGAAGTCGAAACCGAGAAACACCGGTCATCAACTCAGCCCGAACAACTAGCTCTGCGGGCAAATACCCCCGCTTTAGCCAATACGAGACGATTTGCTGAGAAACCACACGTCCCGGACTCGACATGACCTGCGCGAAGGCGACTTGACCTTTGGCCGCCTCGACAGCTTCAACCAGCGCCAAGCGCATCTCATTAGAGTGGTTCATGGGGACCTCAAAGCAGAAAGTACAAACGAAAATTACAGCTAAATTTGTATTTGCGCAACAAATTAGCGTGTTGGATGGAGTACAAAATCATTTGTATTATTCAGGGATGACTAAAGCCTCGAAAAATCCATCTGCCGTTGCAGCCTTATTCAAGGCTCGCCGAAAACAACTCAAGCTCAGCCAGGTGGCACTTGCTGAGAAGGTACGGTCTCTCTTGGGCCCCGAAGAAACCTTCAGCCAGCAGACCTACGCAGCTTTCGAAGCCGGCGACACCAAAAACACGCGCTTTGCCATTCAGATAGCCCAGGTACTCGGCATCTCTATAGATGAAGTGGCCGCACTTAATGGCGAAAAAAAGACATCAAGCGTTCCAGAGGCGGTCCTGCTCGGCCCAATTGAAGTTTGGGACGACGAAACG